GTCCAAACGCCAATCTGTGTCATTTCGATAGGCTCAACCTTGTGCTGCTCCATCGCGCCGTGCGACCGCCCGGCGCCGATGGAAACGCCTTCATGATCCCAAGGCATCGGCGGATGCTGATAGGCTGGGGGCGGAGTCCCCGGATTAAATTTGTCATGCTCTGGATCGCGGGCGTGGGGGGTGATGCGATACAGAGGCTCACGATCGGGATCGAAGTGCTCCCGAAGATACCCGCGAATATCCGGCGGCGGCTCAAGCTCGCTTCCCGTTTGGGGATTGGGAACGCCGGTAATCCTGCCTTCCGGCACATAGATATCGGCGCCGCCCTCTTTCTTGCGAAAAGGCCGGCCCTCCGCTTGCGAAGGATCGCCCCTTAATTTCGGCAGCGGCACGGCTTAGCCTAGATTTTGAATATCCTGCCCATTGATGGTCACCAGAACATCGCCCTTGGTTTCGATGCTGATGCTCACCCGATTTTCGGCGACTTCCTCGGACGGCGGCTGCTCGATGGGCGGCTCGCCCGGCGCTTCGACTTGCTTCCCGGCGAGCGTTTCGGCGATCGCTTCGCAAATCTTCTCGAAGTTGGCGTTCAAGCTGTTGCAATCGCCGGTATGGTCGCAGAAGGCGGTTTCGAGCAGGACGGAAGGCTGTTCGGTGTTGTTGAGAAAGGAAAGGTCGCTGCGGTATTTCGCGCCGCGATTGGTAAAGCCCCCGGCGGCGGATATCGCCGAAGCGAGTCGACTCGCGAGCGATTCCTGGGTCACATAGAGGACTTCGCAGCCATGCGCGCTGCCATTGTAGGCGTTTAGGTGGCAGCTCACGTCATAGTCGCGCGTCTGCGAATTATGCCAGTTATTGATCGTCTTCAGATTGGTCGATTGGTCATGCGAAGTCTGGTCGAAGAACTTCACGGCCGACATGCCATCGATCGAGTTGATAAGGTCCGTGATGCGATCGACGACGCGCACGCAATAGTCAACCTCATCCAATTGCGGCGGCACGGGCGCGCCCGAAGCGCCGCGGATGTACTTGCCATGCCCGACGCTGATTGCAAATTTCGTCATTAGTAGGCTTCCTCAGTGACTTCAAGCTAAAGCTAAGCAATTGCTTTTTTATCTGAAGCCATGCCGCTGAGCCGCAGCATAACCGGCTTTTCACGGGAAACATCACCATGGTCATCCAGGAAGATGACGAAGTTGGTGTACTGGTAGCGGCTGATGCTGCCGTCCGGATTGTGGATCGATTCGTTGAGATAGCCCGGCTTGATGACGGCGCCCTGGTTAAAGTTCTTTGAGAACGTCACCATCAAGTCTTCCATCAAGGAAGCGGTGCGAACGATCGAGAAGTCGATGCGGAAGCCATCCGGCACGTAGCCATAGCGCGGCACATCGTTGTAAGGCATCGACTTTAGCTCGTGCTTTAGCGCAACGATCTTGACGCTTTGCACATCGCCCAAGTCCTGAATGGTGCCGGTGTTTCCATCAAAGTAGGACAAGGAATAATCCGTGCCTACGTTCATCCTGTTGACGGGCATTGACTATCTCCTTAGCCGGTCGCGAGCTGCTGTGAAGTCGGCGCGGTGTTCTGCACGTTGACCGTCACATTGCCGCCGCCCATGAACTTGATGACGAAGTACCTAACGATGTTCAGGTACCGAACTTGCCAGTAGAGGAAGAGGTAGCCTAGCGCCTGTAAATTCGGGGGGTTGTTGTTGAGGTCGCACTGCACGGCCCACTGGTCGATCATGCCCTGCCCGCCGATGCCTTGCCCGACTTGCGGGGCCGCCAATTGAGCGGAGAAGCCGTCGAAGAGGGCTTTAGCCCTAGCCCTGGTTTGGTCATTCGGCTGGATGCTTTGGACCTGCCCGACGATCGACCCGGCCGCCTTGGATTTGGCGGTGCGCATGAGGAAGTTGGTCATCCTCGTGTATTCGATCCCGTTGGCGGCGGTGTTCGAGGACATATTCCGCCCGGATCCGAAGCTGAAATAAAAGCCGCCCGAGCTATTCGCCGGGGGCACGATGACATCGATGCGCCCGGTATTGACTTGGCTCAGCTCGGCATCGGAATAAGGCAGCCCGAATTGCGAGCGCTGGGTGGCTGTGACGCCCTGAAGAGGCTTGTTGAGCGGCGATTGCTGCGGCGAGAGGTTGCCAAGAATGCCGATGCCGAAAGCCGCCGGGCTAACCGTCCGGTTAAGCCCGTTGAAAGAATCCTGGAAATAGGGCCAATCGCCAAGAATAGCCCAGCCCCACGGCGAGTCGTCGCCGCTGTTGATGACGGTGGTGATGGCGTTGGAGATGCTGTCGCCGCTGACGGTGGCGAAGACCGGCGTCATTAGCTCAGAAAGCGCAAAGGCGCTAATCGCCGCCCATGCCGTCGAAGTCGTATGATCGACCAGCTCGAAATCGGTCACCAGCGATCCGCGCAGGCAATACATGCCCTTGCGCGGCAGCACGTCTTGCCCAAGCAAATGCGCGTCGGTAAGGTTCGCGGTGCCGTCTGTGCCGCCTGTCAAGACGACAGGCACGCCAAGAACCGGAACCGATGTGCTGGTCCCCGCGGATGCGACGACAAAGCTAGATGGCGCCGAATGCGACGGCGCCCCGCCATTGATGGCGGCGGCGGCGTTCTGCCAAACAGAGTTCGCGCTATAGGTCAGCGTCGCGCCGGTGACAGACGCGCCCGCGACGGTGGTCGCCATGGCGAAGGAGCCGCCCGCCGGATCGGCGGTCTTATAGGTCGCCTTGAGCGTCGTCGGGGTGACCGCATAGGTGCACTTCGAGATTTGCGCGTCGGTCGAAGCGTTAAGCTGGGTGGCGAGCGCCGCCAGCGTCGCCGAAAGCGAAGCGCCGATTTGGGTCTGGTTGCCGGAAGGCGCGCCGGTGACGAAGGTCCAAACCGTGCCGCCGATCGTGATCGTGGTGCTGTTGAGGGGGTTTGAGGCAAAGGTCCAAGTTCCGGTCGCCGCCGTGCCGGTGATATTGTTGTATTGCTCCGGCGGAAGCCCGGGGAAAGCGACGATGAACATATAGGAGAACGGGGCCGACCCTTGCTGGATCGACGCCTGGATCTGGTTGCCCATGATCCCGGTGTACTTAGCGGCGAGATTGAGCCCGGTCGTTCCCGCGGTGCCGCCGAGCAGCGTCGTAGCGGATGCCGAAGCGCCCGCGACGTTGGTGGCGATAGCGAAGCTATTGCCGCCGGTGCCCGGCGTCTTGTAAGTGATGGTCAAGACCGTCGCGCTGACCACATAGCTCGCCTGATCGACGTTGATATCGGGCGAATTTTGCAAATCGAGCTGAAGCTGGGTCAGAGTCGCGGCGAGCGTGCCCTGAATGTTGGTTTGCAGCGGGCCTGCGCCGGACGAGACAAAGGTCCAGACCGTGCCGCCGAGCGTGATGGTGGTAAGGTTCGCCGGGTTCGAAACGAAGGTAATGGTGCCCGCGGCTTGCTGCGCAAGCGTGCCTTGCATGAAGCCGGTCGCCGCAAGATCGGATCCATCGCTGACGCGCACCGCCCCGAAGCCGATCGCGCCGCCCACTTGGGTCGCCGCTTCGACATGAGTCATGATGTCGTATTTGCGATTGGTTGGATTGCCGAGGGCGACCGCGCCGTCCGCTACCGCGGAGAAGTAAATCATGGAATTGGTCGGCCCCCAGGAAGCCGCGCCAACGATGCCCATGATGTTCGTCGGGGTGCCGACCAAAAGCGGCGACGGAAGGATGATGTCGCCATAGACGCCCGGCACAGTAAGGGCGGCTAGGTTTTGTTGACCGTCGAGAAAGACCGGCATTCGTTCAATCCAACTCTAAACTTCTGTTCTCCTTTCCCTTTTCAATTTCCCTTAGTGTTGGATTCGCCCTCTGCGGGGCTGTTGGTTATTCCGCTTCGGCGGCTTCCGGCTCCGGCGCTTCGGCCGGGGCCGCTTGCGCCGGGGTTTCTTCCGGAACTTTAGGCGGCCAATCCCAATAAGCGTCCGCCATGGTCAAAAAGACCTTGTTGAAATGATGCTCGCGATTGGCGGCGACCAGCTTGGCGATGTGCGTGTAATCGACAATCTCATCGCCGCGGTTGATCATCGCGCCGCTGATGTCATCGTGAAACTCGTGAACGCAAACTAGCTTGTAAGCCATAGGCTTCCTCTTTATCCGACCACCTTGGTCACGAAGTAATTCTGATTGACAGGATCAAGCGGCGCAAGCGTGGTCGTGAGCGACGTGATGACCGTGCCAGGAAATAGATCGAGCGTCGCGTAGTCAGCCAGAACTATCAAGTCTCGGCGATAGCAAGCCACGGGCTCGTGCTCATCGGTTAAGTTCGTGCGATTGTAGCAAAACAGCGCCATCGACGTGTCTGGCATTGTGACGGTGATGCTCTTTTTAATCAAGATATCGATTGCGGCGGCGATCTTGCTCCGGCTGTCGTGATCCGGCGCCCATACCGAGATCATGATGCTTTGGCGCTGCCGCTTAATGACCTTGCCGAGCATCGCTTGCGCCCCCAAGCGCGCGATGCAATAGCCCGCAAGCCCAATTCCTTGCCCGGCGATGGTCAGCACATTGCCGCTGACGGTCGCCGCATAGCCCGTTGTGTTGGGCGCGATCAGGGACGGAAAAGCGTTAATTTGCGCCGCCAGCGCGCTAAGGATAGCGGCGATATCCGCGCCGCCCGCCGATGCGATGTAATAATTATCCAGCTCAATCGTCAGAAACTCGGTAGGATTCGGCGCGCCGGTAAGCGTAATTTGCCACCTCTTCGGGCCGCCATAAATCTCGGCGACGGTCGCGGCGAGTCCATAGACCGCCGGGGTGACGACATAGGTTTCGTCCAAGATTTGATAAATCGGCGTATTCGTGCCTTGCATCGGATAGATCGATACATTCGCCCTAACCCCGCCGGGGCGCTTGACCACCGTTCCGTTCGGCCCGAGCTGCTGCCCGGTCAAATCGAGATCGAGGGTTTCGGAAAGCGGCCAGCCTTCGAAGATGATGATGTCGATATTGGCGACGGAAGGTTGAGTCGTGCCGTTTGGATAACAAGCGGCTGCGGCAGTGCTGGCCAAAAAAGCTGTAACGTCGCTTAAATCGGCCATGCACCGCCGCCCTTGCGTTGCCTTGCGCCGCCATGCCGCGCCGAGCCCTGCTTCGCCGAGCTATGCCACGCTGCGCTTAGCTTTGCCGCGCCAAGAAAATAGCAGATAATCATGTTTCTTCACGCACGCAATCGAGATTGTACCCCAGGATGGTCCAGGCGTTCAGCGCTACTTGATATCTATATAATTCATCATCGATCAGATAATCGCGATCGCGAATCGTATACATCGGCAAAAAGATCGTATTGATTTTCCATTGCGGGCGCTTGGTGACATCGCCGGGCAATAGCATGGCGCCGGTCGCGCGCCCGATCCCATGCGGAATGATGGCGCAAGCGATGCCCGAAAGCAAAAGCTCGAAGCCGGATGGATCGGCGAAATCATTCAGCGTTTGAGTGCGCCCTTGATAGTCGCCAAGCCCGCGGCCGGGCGGCGCGGCGGTCGGATCCTTCGATCGATATACCGAAATCAAGCGGGGGAATAGCGGATTCCCGCTGGCGCCCCCCATGGGGCCGCTAAAGCCTTTGAGCCCGGTGCAAAGCGGGCCGTCGCAGCATTGCATCACCATCCGAGCGAAACCCTTTTGTAAGACGCCAGCATGCTAAGGACAGCGGGCGGGGCGAGAACAGTCAGATTGCTAAGCTTAGTCAGCGCGAAGCTCCAATCAAACTTAGTTTGCCCGGCTGTCGCCGATTTGAGCGCCGCCGAATAGTTCGCCGAGTCCATGATGGCCTTAATCCAGATCAGGCAGCCTTGCTCGATATCCGGCGGAACCGTCGCATATCCGGCAGTATAAGCGATGCGCACGTTGCGCCGCCCCTTTTCGAAGAGATAAGGCGGATCGACATAGACGCACTTGTCAGAGAAGGTATAGCCCGGCGAGGCTTGCGATCGCGGCGGCACGCTGACTTGATCAAGCTCGCCGATGGTGACCGATTGAACCGCAGTGATCGGGAAGTCAGGCATCATGATTCGAAAGCGCCCGCGCCCATCGAAGACCTCGACATGATCTTGGCTCAAGATATCGCGCCCAAGCCCGTTTTGGATGGCGACCGAAACAGCCGTGATGAGCCGCTGAAGCGTGCCATGGGCGTCGTCGCTTGGACAGCCCAGCCACACCAGCGCATTCGCCAGGGTGGTTAGATCACTTGCCGCGGCTGCCATCTTGCGGCACCTGAATAAAACCGTGCGCTTCGAGATCGCTCTCTTCCGACATTTCATACGGAACAGTCATTATCCCGGTAGCGTCTGGCTGATAGGTTTGGTCGCCGTATCCGATAATAGCCTTCGGATCGGAAACATTCTGAATCTGAATAGTGCCTTGCAATGGGGCGTCTTTGGGATTGATAGCCTTAGCCCCGCCTTGCCGGATCACATGCTCGGCGACATGGGGCGGCAAATCCGCCTCGCCATCGCGGGGGATGTGATAGCTTTCTGTTCCATGAGTCACCACAACTTCATCGCCGCCGGGGTTCTTCATCAAGACGCGCTGCTTGGCGGGCTCCCGATCGGGGGCGCGCTTCGGCTCTTCCTTGTGGGCCTTCTCGGCTGGTTTATCGTGGTGCTTCGCATCCTTCTCCGGCGGACGCTGCTTTGTCGTCGTCATGGCTCGGCTCCTTCTAGGGGGTTGCATTAACGCATGGCCATCTC